TTTGAAATAACAGAAGCAAAAGTAGAAATGTGTCCAGAGGCATGTTGCGGCAAGCCTGTAACAGAATGTGCTTGTGGACCTGATTGCAAACATTGCGATTGTCATGCTAAGAACAAAATGAACGAAGATGAAGATCTTGGTAATCTAATAAAAACTGGAGTTAAAGGGTCGTATCAAGTCGTTGCAAAAGCAATTAAAGACTTTGAAGAACTAATTAGAAACAATCCTAATCATCCTAAAGTACCTCAAGTAAAAGCAGAGTTGGCTAAATTAAGACCACAACTTGCACAAGCTAGAAAAGATTCAGGCATGGGCGAATCAGCAACAGCAGGTGCCACAAGCGCAGGAGCAATGGCAACTGTTGCTAATCCTCCAAGTACTAATGCTAAAATTAAACGTAAGAACGGTGCACCTGTTGCTCCACAAAAGAAAAACAAAGACGGCACTGCTAAGAACGCATTAGAGCTAGGTAACAATTTAATGGGCGGCGGTGCTGTCAAAAGATAAATACTATTAATAAGGTATTCCGGAGAAACAAATGACAAAACAAGTTAAAGAAGGTTTAGGCGATTTAGCTGCAATAGCAGAACGTGACCATGAAGTACAAATGGCTCGCGCAGACCTATATAAACTAGCAAAGTATGCTATCAAATTGCACGATATGTTAAAGAGTGTATCCGAAGCTGAGGGTATTGAAGGTTGGAAACAAGCTAAAATTACTACAGCAGCAGATGACATATCGAGCGTGTATCATGCTATGGATTATGACATGAAATTTGCAGAATCTAAGACAACAAAGAACGTTCTGAACAGAACGAAAACTGTCTCTGAAACAGACTATACTGCATCACTTAAAGGTCGCGTTGCTGCAAAATTTAAATAACTAAAAAAACACTTGACAACTCCTGTTTAATGCTGTATACTTAACTAGTAATATAACATTAAATAGGAGTTTTTTTATGAGCGATCGTACCTACGGTGCAGAAGAGAAGGCGAAGCTAGAGCGTCTTGTTCAAGAGGGTGTAACTGTACTGCAAGAGATAGAAGACCTTAACATGGGTCTGAAAGACACAGTTAAAGCAGTAGCAGAAGAACTAGACATTAAGTCAAGTTTAATCAATAAAGCAATTAAGATTGCACAAAAACGTGATTGGGAAAAGCATGCAGATGCATTTGACGATCTCGAAACGCTAGTTGCAACAGTTGGCGTTGATAAATGATAACCAGTATTATCAACTTTTTTAAAGAAAGCCACAAGTCTAGTCCAATTGCATTTTGGTGTGAAATGGTCGAGGCGGTTTTCTTGATTAGTGCAAGTGCTGTGCTTACTTTTACTGTCTTAGACCCTGCTACAAAGATATTTGTACCGATGTACATAGTAGGGTCACTACTAGGCATTATAAGTGGAGTATATAGAAAGGCAGCATTTGTTATTGTGTTGTGTACTTGGTTCACTACCATGAATTTAATTGCACTGTATCAATTATTTGTAATGTAGAGTCGTTCACTTTAAGAACAAGTAATAAGGTTAGTTGGCCAGAAGCAACAGGAGGCATAATTTGAGTTACGTAGACGCATTTTTCGACCGCGATCATGATATAATTAAAGCAGTTGAACGCAATGACGGTAAAAGAATTTACCGAGAATATCAATCTAAATACACATTTTTTTATAAAGACCAGCGCGGCAAGTATAAGAGCGTGTACGGCGATCCGCTAAGCCGTATTGTATGTAAAAGTACAAAAGACTTTCGTAAGGAAGTTGCTATTAACAGAGACAAAACTTTGTTTGAAAGCGATATCAATCCAATCTTTCAGTGTTTAAGTGAAAACTATCTTAACCAAGATGCACCTAAGCTGAATGTGTGTTTTTTCGATATTGAAACTGACTTTGATCCAGAGCGCGGCTTTGCTGATCCAAGTGATCCGTTTATGGGCATTACATCTATTAGTGTGTATTTGCAGTGGATGGAAACAATGATCTGTTTAGCAGTACCACCTAAGACACTTACTATGGACGAAGCAACTGAATTGCTTAAAGACATACCTAATGTAATGCTTTTTGAAAAAGAAGGCGACATGTTAGATACATTTTTGACGCTAATTGAAGATGCTGACATACTTAGTGGATGGAACAGTGAAGGATACGATATTCCGTATACTGTTAATAGAGTAAGTCGTGTACTAAGCAAGGATGACACACGTAGATTTTGCTTATGGGGACAACTTCCTAAGAAGCGCACGTATGAAAAGTACGGCAAAGAGAGTCAAACTTATGACCTAGTTGGGCGTGTACACTTAGACAGTTTGAACTTGTATCGTAAGTACACATACGAAGAACGTCACAGCTATCGACTAGATGCAATTGGCGAGATCGAAGTAGGCGAAAATAAGACAGCATACGAAGGTACACTAGATCAACTTTATAACAATGACTTTAAAAAGTTTATTGAATATAACATACAGGATACTGCACTACTTGACAAGCTAGACAAGAAGCTACGCTTTATAGACCTGTCTAACACTATTGCACACGAAAATACAGTTCTTATTCAAACTACAATGGGCGCTGTTGCTGTTACTGAACAAGGTATTGTTAACGAAGCACATAACCGCGGACTACAAGTACCTAATCGTAAAAACAGAGATGACGAAGAAAACACACAAGCCGCAGGTGCGTATGTTGCATTTCCAAAGAAAGGCTTACATAAGTGGATTGGCTCAATGGATTTAAACTCACTGTATCCATCAGTGATTCGTGCATTAAACATGGCGCCAGAAACTGTTGTAGGACAAATACGTCCTGAAATTAGTGATGATCGTGTACACACTGACATGGGATTAAAGAAGAAGACCTTTGCTGGTAGTTGGGAAGGTCGCTTTGCTACAGAAGAGTATGATGCTGTTATGGAACAGCGTAAGGACATTTCACTTACTGTAGACTTTGAAAATGGTCAATCAGAAGTAATGAGCGGTGCACAGATTTATAAGCTAATCTTTGACAGTCAGAATCCGTGGATGCTAAGTGCAAATGGTACTATCTTTACTACAGAGTTTGAAGGTGTTATTCCGGGGCTACTAAAGCGTTGGTATGCCGAGCGTAAAGAATTGCAAAAGAAGCTAAAGAAAGCAAAGGATGCAGGTAACGCAGCAGAGATTGAGTATTGGGACAAGCGACAGCTAGTTAAGAAGATTTTGCTTAACAGTTTGTATGGTGCAATTCTTAATCCAGGTTGTAGATTCTTTGACAAGCGTATTGGACAAAGTACAACACTAACAGGACGTACTATTGTTAAACATATGAGTGCTGAAGTTAATAAAACTATTACAGGTGTATATGATCATGTAGGCGATGCAATGATCTACGGTGATACTGACTCTTGTTACTTTAGTGCTTGGCCTGCTCTAAAGGCAGATGTTGAAGCAGGTAAGATTCCGTGGAGTAAAGAGAATGTTATTACACTGTATGATCAAGTATGCGAAGCAGCAAACGTAACATTTCCAGATATGATGCAGAAGTCATTCCATTGTCCAAAGAGTAGATCGGTTGTTATTGCAGCGGCTAGAGAGATTGTTGCACAAAGCGGATTGTTTATTACTAAGAAGCGTTATGCGGCATTAGTTACAGACATTGAAGGCTTTAGAACAGACATAGACGGCAAAGCAGGTAAAGTAAAAGCAATGGGCTTAGACTTACGTAGAAGTGATACGCCTGTGTTTATGCAAGAGTTTTTAAGTGAACTTTTACTTATGGTGCTTACAGATAAACCGCAAAAAGATATACTTGATCGTATTACAGAGTTCCGTTTACAGTTTCATGAACGGCCAGGATACGAAAAAGGTTCACCTAAACGTGCAAACAAAGTTGGACACTATCGACGCTTAGAAGAGAAGCAAGGTAAAGCTAACATGCCCGGGCATGTTCGAGCGAGCATCAATTGGAATACATTAAAGCGCATGAACGGCGACAAATACAGTGACGAAGTTGTTGACGGTATGAAAGTTATTGTTTGTAAATTGAAGCCAAATCCATTAGGATATACAAGTGTTGCGTATCCAACAGATTTACAAAGATTGCCTGAATGGTTTAAAGAACTTCCGTTTGATGACCTAGCAATGGCAGAAACTATTATTGATAATAAGCTAGATAATTTAATTGGGGTGCTTAACTATCCATTAGAAGATACTAAGCGTCACAATACATTTACTAGTTTGTTCGACTTCGGAGACTAACATGAAAATTAAAATTGGTGAATATACTAATAGACTAGTGTGCAATATACACACACGTCATCTAGAAAAGAAGTATGAATTCCATTCATACGATAATCATACACGCGAAGACTATGTGTTTGAATCTATCGAAGAAGCAGTACAAAGCGTGTACAACGTGCTTAACTGGATATGGTTTGATAGACGCACACAAAAAGTTAAAGTACGCATTGATCGTTGGGACACATGGAGTATGGATCATACCCTTGCTCCTATCATTCACCCTATGTTGGTTCAATTAAAAGACACTAAACATGGTGCTCCAAATGTAGACACTGCTGATGTACCTAAAGAACTTCGTGCTACTAAAAAACAACTAAAGGCATACGGTAAGAACGGTGATGTTGATCCTTATCACTTTGAACGTTGGGATTGGATCATGGGCGAAATGATCTGGGCGTTTGAACAGAAGTGTCGTGATGATTGGCAAGGTGACTATTACGAGTATAGAGAAATGGGCCCAGAAGAATCTAAAGATACTGACAGTCTATTTGGATTGAAACTTGTATGGGAAGACCGCGAAGGTGCAACCGCACATCAAGAACGTATGACTAACGGATTTAAATTGTTTGGAAAATATTTTGAAAATCTTTGGGATTAGTTTATTAGTGCTATTTTTAAACGGATGTGCAACAGCAGTCGCAATAGTAGATGTAACAGCTAGTACAGCAATTTATGCAGGTAAAACTGTAGTTAATACAGTTGATGCTATAACACCAGATATTGTAAACTAAGGCAAAATATGAAAATAAAATTAGAGATAGAAATTGATACAGAGAACGAGCAAGACCTAAATACTATTGAAGAAGTTATTGAAAAGATAACTGAATTAAAGGAACTAATGCATGAAAGTACTAATTAATGATATCGGCGGCGCAGTTGCAAAAGAAGACGAACGATATGTTGTAAAAGATAACACAATTCTTAACAATCTAGTAGTAAGTAGCACACGATTGCAAAAACGCAAAGCAACAACAGGCCATGCCCATCCAGGACAAGAAGAAGTTTATTACTTTATTGAAGGTACTGGTAAGATGGAACTTGGTGACGATATTATTAAAGTACAACCAGGCGATGTTGTATTAATTGAAGATGGAGTATTCCATCGTGTGCATGCAGGTATGTACGAAGAACTATATTTTGTATGCGTGTTTGACGGTAAAAGGAATCACAAATGAAAGTAGGATTCACAGCATCGACGTTCGACCTCTTACATGCAGGACATGTACAGATGTTGCGTGAAGCAAAACAACAATGCGATTATTTAATTTGCGGATTGCAAGTAGATCCTAGTAATGATCGTCCGGAAAAGAACGCTCCTATACAAACTGTTGTAGAACGTTATACACAACTTAAAGCAGTAAGTTACGTAGATGAGATTATTCCATATGGTACAGAACAAGACCTAGAAGATGTCTTGACAATGTATAATATTGATGTTAGAATATTAGGAGAAGAGTATCGTGACAAAGACTTTACAGGTAAAGATATCTGTAGACGGCGAGACATCGACTTACATTTTAACAAAAGAGATCATCGTTTTAGTTCAAGCGATTTAAGGAAGCGTGTCTGTGAAAACTAAATTTATATTTGATGTAGACGGTACACTAACACCTAGTCGTGGTATTATTGATTTAGAGTTTAAAGAATTCTTTAATACATTTTGTTTAATGAATGACGTATATCTAGTTACCGGTAGTGACAAACCTAAAACGGTTGAGCAAATAAGCAAACAAACTTATAATTTGTGCGATTGTGTTTACCAATGTTCGGGCAGTGATGTTTGGCAAGGTGATGAGAACATACTTAAAAGCGAATGGATACTGCCTATTGAAGCAAGGCATTGGCTAGAACAAGTATTAGACGACAGTGACTTTAACATACGTACTGGCAATCATATCGAACACCGTACTGGTATGATTAACTTTAGTATTGTTGGGCGTAATGCAAATGCAGAGCAACGTGCGGCATATGTAAAGAGTGATGACGACGGTGAGCGTAACTATATAGCACGAGCTTTTAACAACTTCTTTCCAAACTTGCAAGCAACAGTAGGTGGGGAGACTGGAATTGACATTTCTCCTCGCGGGGCAGACAAGTCACAGATATTACGCGACTTTAAAGAAGACGACACTATACACT